TGAGGCATCGGCCTGCCAACACCCTGAAGGATGTTCATCAACTCCATTTTGATAGTGTCTCCCGCTCCGTTTCGGACAGTGCCTTCGGAGCTTGTGGCAACGATCAGATAATCATCCAACTTGGATGCACCCTGTTCGATAGCGCCAATGACGTCTTCTCGGGCATCGGCAGAGGAAAGCCACTCATCTACGGTGGCCACCTTACAGCGCAATCCCTGTAGCTTGTCCACAGACATGGGGCGAACCTCAATCAGAGAACCTGAAATGAAGTTTTCGATCCCTTTCTTCGTGGACGCCAGCTTGACGCGATTCATAAGGTTTCCGGTCGTGTTCTGAATCGAACCTTCCGTCATGAACTGGAAGACCGGTCCTCGGGCTCGTGTAATAGCGGTCTTGATCGGGTTAATGATCTCCTCCGCCTGTTTCATCGTCGGGGCTGTGGTGATCTGATGGGTAGTAGACCCATCGACAACCAGCGAATACGCCTGAATGCAGGAATCGTACAGCGATTTCGCAGCACCTCTTCCTACGATCAGATATTGCTTATTCACCAGTCGTTTCTTGATTTTCTTGTTGACATATCGTCCGCCATGCCCGTCCCTGTTCGGAACGTAAATGGAGCGTGTCTCGAAGTAATACCAACCAAACACCTGCTCGCCCCAGAGCTTGAAACTATCCAACATGTGCAAGTCGGAGCCGTCAGTCAGTGTCAATTCATTTTCACAGAATTCAACCCAACCATCAACCGCTCTATCATCGTAGTAATACATCGGATCGTCAATCAAATCGTCAATCCGATGCATTTCCAAGTCGATCTCTCTGCACACGGGTATTTCGCCCCTGATTACTGCGTCTCGAAAAGCACCGTAATATTTGGGGACAGCAGTGTTTGACAGCATCCGCTCACCCCTTACTGCCCGAGTATCTTTCTGCCGACAAGCACGAGATCCGAGAATTTCTGATCGATCATCTTCGTACGGTAGACGTCTTTCGGTACGACCTGCTCCATGTCAAACACGATGACCGGGGAGTTGGCCTTGAACCCGCCATAAATGGCATCATTCGTATCGAGGACTGCCCCATATCCAGCTTCCTTGAGCGCCTTGAAGAACTTAGTCCGCTGGGTCGTCACGTCTTTTCCTTTACGGGCATCACCAGCACCGTCGTAAGGGATGACATAGTTGAACATCCGATATACCACCTGAAGTTCATCCGCCGTAGGAGTGTAGTCGCCGCTCTTCATCTTTTCAAGGACCTGACGAACTTCTCTGTAACCTTTGAACTTGTATTTGTCGCTTACAAAGTAGCTCTGCATCCGTTCCCCGTCCATGACGAAGTTGTAAAAGTCTCGGTCTTTCTTGAACAGCTCCCTAAACACTTCAGCGCCGGAATCCTCACTGGCAACTTTGATGTCCTTCTTAAGAGAGTTGTCGATCCGGTACTTCATGAAGTTTCCAGTGCCGATCGCATTCCCATTCTCATCATAAATGGTCTGAGGAATTGGGCGGTTGAACAAAGCGTTATACTGATGCTTGTCGAGGACGTTGTGGGTTGCATAGAACATATCGGTATTCTTGGTTCGATCCCGGTCATACGATAAGGTGCTCAAAGTGGTTTTATCAGCTTTCAACACCTCATCGAAATGCCGTTTGTTGTAAACGCTGTTTCCAGATTTCCGCTTGTTCCGAATGGCTTTTCTCTGGGCAGCACTGTAATCCTCGCCGCCCAAAGGATAAGGGGGCCCATGTCGCACGCCCCATTTTTGATTCAGGATACCGTGATGGGACAGTTCCATATCAGCTCCCTCCTAATCCGTCAGTTTCTTGATGGCCAGGGCAATACTCAGCGCCGAACCGGTAATAGCCAGAAGACTTCCGGCCACATCGAGAGTGTCCTGTAAAAGAACCCGCCCTTTGGAGACCTGTGCTGCCGAAGTATCGGCGAACAGCTTATTGTACTGCTGCTCCAGAAGCTCCCGGTTAATCTGATCCCGGAGTTCCTTGTCGCTCATCTTGGACAAATCGAGCCTCGTGGGTGTGGACTTCGGAGCCGTTGTCCGTTCAAGCTTTTTCAGCTCTTTCACAAGATCGGCGTGGGCGTCCACAACCTGCTTGGAACGATCCAAATCTTCGGCAGCCCAACGCTTCGGGTCGGGGCCGTCAATGATAGCCCGATTGTCCTTTTTCTTGGCGTTGTTCTCACGAACATCCCGCTCATACCGCTTCTGCCCTTCGGCCGTCAGCGACCCATCGGCATTCTGGTAACGGCGGACGCCCCACTTCTGACCTTTGATACCGTGGTGGAATAATTCCATTTTGAGTTTCCTCCTTTCCGCCTGATTCATCAAACGGGATCGGCCGCAACGACAAGACGCCACTCAAACTCTCTGATCTGGCTATTGATAGACTCGATAACAGCGGAGCCGAGCGGCGGATCGAACAGCAGCTTAACCTTGAGATACATATAGGATTTTACAAGCGAAAATTTGTTGGGTTCTTTCGCAATGAAAGCTTCCCACTTCTCGCTGTCGCCGGTAATGGAGAAACCATCAGGCGGGCCGACACCCATCTGTGTCAGAATCGAAAACACACTATTGATGTGCATGATGAGATCGGGGTCAAAGTGTTTATACTCCGCAACAATGCCCAACAACTTCTTGATAGAGGTCAGGATGCTTTCAGTGATCTCCATAGCACCCTCCCTATCGCGGAAGGGCGATGTACTTCTTCATGCAGTAGCCCTCAATACCGGCCGCAGTGCAGATCTTGTAAAAGCCCTCGGAGGAGGCGTCCATGTCAACCGCAACTTCAGACAGGAGTTCGATGACAGCGACGACCTCGGCGTCGGGGCTCGGCTCTTTGCGAACATTGAGCTTCACGCAGTCGGTGACCACGCCGGAAATCGTTGCTTTCTTTGTTGCAGAGATCAGCTCCTGTTTCGCTTCGATGGGGGCAGCATCATCGACCGGATGACACTCGGCGCGAAGGCCTCGACTGTTGGGGCGGGCATTAGGCTTCTCGCGAGCCATTCCGACTTTCGGGTTAATCTGATCGCGATGACTATAAGCGTTGTTTTGCATTTTTGGTTTCCTCCTTCATGATGTAATACAGCCGAATGGACAAAAAGAGAAAAATTCAGTTTAGAGTGCGAAACTTTTCGTTACCTCTTCCACGGACATGTGTCATTCGGTCGGCGCTCAATCGGCTCTTGTAGGAGTAGATGTTCGTCGCCATAATGTATTGCGAGATGGGTTCCATGAACTGTGGTGATGAGATACTCCGGATTAAGAAGAAGCTCACTCCGATTGCGAATGTCTTCAGGCCGGATGGGGTTCATGTGGTGGATGATAATGCGGCCAAATATCTCTCGGCCTTGAATGCCAAGATCGCAACCTTCGTCTCTTGTGATGACCAGATCTCGAATACGTCGCCATTCAGGCGAACGATAAAAGAACTGGTTCATATAACGGTCAAAGCCAAAGGTTTCTTTTCCGACCGCTCCTTTCAGACGCAGATACTCGTACCGGGCCTGATAAGTTGGGAGGAGCATCAATTCCGAATAGCATCTAATATCCGTCATCAAACTCCTCCTCATCATCCACATCCTCTCCTCGATACCTGCCCATGGCTTTCATGGCTTTATCCAGAAGTTCCTCAAGACGATCCGCGGCTTTAATGGACTCGGCCTTTGCCGCTGCAAGATCTCGTTGCTTCTCCAAAAGCTCTTTCTCGATCCTGGCCTTTGTAGAGCCACGCTTGACAAACTCGGTAATGAGCTGAGAAGAGGCAGTTCCATCTCGCAACTGCTGTTCGGCAAGATCCATGGCCAAAGATATCATCTGATTTTCTCTTGCTTCCGGGGTTAGAGGGGTGCGGGACTTTGTCGTTCCAGACGGTTTTACAGCTTTCGCCACCTTGCCACCTCCTCTCGGTTAGTTTTGCAATGAATACTGTGGGAATGCTGTAGGTTTTGAAATGGTTTAGGGCGACATTTGAAGGAGCCCCCATAAACGAAAACGCCGGCGAGGGGGGAA